AAACTTGATGATCTTGAGTTTACATTGGGTCAAGAGAGTTCGCCTGGTATGGGAATACCTTTCCAACCATCTGATTCTGATGATGGCACTGAAATGGAAGGAGATTCAGATGATGGAGATGAAGATGGTGATGGTGGTCAAGGTCAATCTGATTCTCAACGACCTTCTATGGAGGAGTTGAATGATGATCTACAATCAGCATCAGATATGTCAGGTGGAATACATGGTGGAGTTGAGGGAGCAGTTACAGACAAAGCTCTTCAAAGTAACTTAGAAAACTTAAACAAAGAAACTACAAATACATATTACGAACCAGAATATGTTGAGTTACCTCACCTTAATTTGGACACAGTAATTGCTAGTAACAAAAGTGTTCATGACTACCTAGATGAATACTGGATTAAATCTCAAAAACATTTTGATAAAGAATCAGAAAAGACAATGGACATCTTTGAACCAGTTGATAATAAGTACAGACTATTCAGAAGATCTGCACAGAAAGAAGTCAACTATCTTGTAAAAGAGTTTGAGTGCCGTAAGTCTGCTGATGCATATGCCCGTGCTACTGTGGCAAAGACAGGTGTTCTTGATTGCACAAAACTTCATTCATACAAATACAACGAAGATCTATTCAAAAAGATTACAGTTCTACCAGACGGTAAAAATCATGGTCTTATATTTGTCCTTGATTGGTCTGGTTCTATGAGCACTGTTCTTATGGATACTGTCAAACAGTTATTCAACTTGATTTGGTTCTGTAAGAAAGTTCAAATTCCTTTCCAAGTGTTTGCTTTCACTAATGAGTGGAATCATTACAATGAGTGGGATGATGAATATGGCTACAGATCAAGACCGCATCTACCTCTCCATCATGAAGAGAAAGATTGTAGAGTAAAAGTTGGTAGTGAGTTCAGTATGGTTGAGTTCTTTACAAGTGATTGTAAGAAGTCAGATCTAGAAAAACAAATGCTCAATATTTGGAGACTTTCTACTGCACTATCCATGTCATACAGATGGGATTCTCATGTTTACTATCAAGCTCCTAGAAGATTGAATCTATCAGGAACTCCACTTAATGAAGCTTTAGTATGTTTGAATCAAATAATTCCTTTGTTCAAAAAATCTACTGGAGTACAGAAAGTTCAATGTGTCACTCTTACAGATGGTGAAGCACATCCATTATCATACAATAAGTTCATGAAATCTCATACAGGAGATCCACTAATGGATTACATGGGAAGTAGATCTACTATGAATGGTTCAGTTTTTATCAGAGACAAGCACAATGGTAAGACATACTCATGTAATTCTCATCAACATGAATTGACATCAGCACTTCTAAATCAACTCAGAGGTAGATTTACAGATGTCAATTTCATAGGTATCAGAGTCATGGACAATAGGGATGCTAATTCATTCATCCGAAGATATATGGATTGGGATTTCGATAAGGTACAACATATCCAAGCTGCTTGGAAAAAAGATAAGTCTATCAAACTTACCGATGTTGGATACCATGCATACTTTGGAATGTCATCAAGTGCTCTTAGTAATGACACTGAGTTTACTGTCAAGGAGGAGGCAACCAAAGCACAGATCAAGTCTGCTTTCAAAAAATCTCTTAACAATAAGAAGATGAACAAGAAAGTCCTTAGTCAATTCATGGACTTTATCGCATAGTGACAATTATATTAGTGTCACAACATACCTTTACAGTGGTAGCATATACCACTATAATTAATACATAACTACATAATGAACAATGCCTTTTGAAGCTAAAGTGAATCCCGAATCTCTAATCAATTCTCTAAGAGATCTATACGGTACAAAAATTACCGCTGCACACATCAAAGCCTACTGTGCTCAAAATGATGTGGGGTATCAAACTGTCACCAAATATCTAAAACCTTACAAGAAGGCGATTGGTAAATGGAATCTAACAGTTGCACAAAAACTAGAAGAGACTTACAACAAAGCTGCTGCAGCGCCAGCTATACAGACACAGAATCTAATTCCTGATGTTGACCCTAACTTTGTTAAGTTTGGAAACTTCCAAGACATCAAAAAGATTATTCAATCTAAATTATTCTATCCTACCTTTATCACTGGACTATCAGGTAATGGTAAGACATTCGGTGTAGAACAAGCCTGTGCTCAACTCAAGAGAGAAGTTGTTCGTGTAAACATTACTATTGAAACTGATGAAGATGACCTCATTGGTGGCTTCCGTCTTGTTAATGGTGCCACAGTATGGCATAATGGCCCAGTCATTGAAGCCCTCGAACGAGGAGCTATATTGCTCCTTGACGAAATCGACCTTGCCTCTAACAAAATTCTCTGCCTTCAGAGCATCCTTGAGGGAAATGGAATTTTCCTTAAGAAAATTGGCAGATTCGTTAGACCCGCCAGAGGATTCAACATATTCGCCACCGCAAATACTAAGGGTAAAGGTTCAGACGACGGAAGATTTATTGGAACTAACGTGCTCAACGAAGCCTTCCTTGAAAGATTCCCAGTTACCTTCGAGCAATCCTACCCCTCAGTAAAAACAGAGGAGAAGATTCTAAATCTCTTATGTGATGACAAAGAGTTTTGTAAGAGACTTGTTGATTGGGGTGACATTATCCGTAAGACATTCTATGATGGTGGTGTAGAAGAAATCATCAGTACACGCCGTCTAGTCCACATTGTAAAAGCATATTCAATCTGGAAGAACAAAGAAAAAGCAATTGAAGTATGTGTCAATCGTTTTGATGATGAAACTAAACAGGCATTCCTTGATCTGTATGATAAGGTAGATGCTGATGTAAACTTTGGAGGAGAGACACCTGATGAACCTATGGAAGAACTACAAGTCCCTTCTGTATAAGACATTCCCTGATCTAGAGTTTGAGTCCGAGTGGGCTTCATGGGAAGGTAAAGGTACTAACTTAACTGCTAGAACCTATACCAACCCATACTTTATTAAGTCTAGGGAAGTGGATATATGGAGTGATAAATCATGTATCTACAATACGATAATCTATCCTAAGACAGGCAGTAATCTACCTTGCTTTGGTATGGATTTGATGGGATTTTTTGAAAAGAAAGTTATTATTGTATTTGACTTTCAACACCCAAAAGAAAAGTTTTTATTCTCTGTGCCTGGATTACCCAAAGCAGAAAAAGATTATAGATTTTTTGAAATGGGTAATCACTTCTCTGAGAATATCTTTGTTCGATATTGTACTTTTGCTGATGTTGATGAACATTTAGATATGTTTGAACAATACTTGACAAAGTATAAGGATATGGTAGAATTAGAGAAACCGTCTGGAACTGATACCAGCGAATACAAAGACTTTGATGCTTACATGACCAAACTAGACCCAGTAGGAGGATATCTTGCAGGGAAGTTTGGTAAAGAACAAGCAGATAGTTTAGTCCACGATTTCTTATTTACTTATGGTTAACGCATGGAGTCTCGCTGGTTCAATTATGAATGGAACATTTGAAGAAGACTATCCTCTTATGGACAAAAAATTATACATCTATGAGTCACCTGATGGTGGCAAAACTGTTACTAGAAGAGAACCTTTTAGTGACAAAAGAGAAGTAATTCAAGGAGACTACTTCGAGGAAATACCTTGGAGTGATGTTGAAGATAAAAGGGATAAAGACCTTGATTGGATTGCAAAGAGTGGAGGATTTGAGTGGACGCCAGGTTCACCATGGCCACCAGAGGTTCCTGATGAGGAAGCATGTAATGGTGATGATTATGCCGCGGCATTTGATTACATGATGGATCAGGAGCCATTAGGTTATGGAAACACTGCTGAAATATCGGAAGATATAGAACACTCAGAGTATTGGTATGATTACACTCGTAATGATCCCGACAGACCAAATCCTTTTGGTGCTGATTATCTCGCTGATGTAGATGATCAAAGAGCTCATCACTTTGGAAACAACACAGTTCCTCCATACATAACCAAAACATTTAAGTATGAGGAAGATGCAATTCTTAAACAAGCTGAGGATTATATCGCCAAAACGTACGAATTGCACTATACTAGTGATAAGGGTAACTATCAAACCCTAGATCTTATAGAAAGTATTGGAGATGCGGAAGCATTTTGCCGATCCAATGCAATCAAATATCTTTCAAGATTCGGCAAAAAAGATGGTAAGAATAAAAAGGATATTCTAAAAGCCATTCACTATTGTACACTCCTATATCATTTCTCTTTTAATGACAACAACTAAAATACCGATGAAACTTTCAGATAGAACTATCAACCTACTCAAGAACTTTGCTTCTATCAATCAATCTATTCTTTTCAAGCAAGGGAGTCAACTTCGTACTATAAGTGTTATGAAGAATATTCTTGCAGAGGCAAATATAGATGAAGACTTTCCACAAGATTTTGGAGTATATGATTTAAGTCAGTTCTTAAACTCACTTGGATTATTTCAAGAACCAGAACTTAACTTTACTGGAGAAAGTTTTGTCAATATTAAAGAAGGCAAACAAAGATCAAAGTATTTCTTTGCAGACCCAAGTGTTATTGTTTCTCCTCCTGAGAAATCAATCACTCTACCAACAGTTGATGTTGAGTTTACACTTAGAAGTTCTCAATTAGATAGACTACTTAAAGCTGCTGGTGTATATCACTTGACAGATCTATCTGTGATTGGAGACGGTAAAGAAATTAAGATGGTTGTATTAGATCGTAAGAATGATACATCTAATGATTTCTCTATTGTTGTTGGTGAAACTGACAAGAAGTTCTCTATGAATTTTAAGGTGGAGAACATCAAGATTGTGCCTGGCACATATGAAGTTAAGATCTCTCGTAAACTTTTGTCACAGTTTAAGTCTGCTGAGTATGACCTAACTTACTATATAGCTCTAGAACCTGATATCACATGGGAGGACTAATTTTGTTTTTTGCATCACATCCATCTGTCTACACTTTGCCTGGCACATGGGAACCACAACCAGAAGTGTTGTTTGATCCTACACTCCTCCTAGCATCAGCAGCTGTCGTATTCATTACCGCTGCTGCTATATCAACTATAGCTATCAAACGTTCAAGAAAACGAATTTAATGATTCCACATTATAATGTAAGTCCTAACATCACCTTGCCTATCTCTATTGCAGTTATTACAATATTATTAGCAGGGTTTGGTGTTTATAAAGGATTTTTTGACAACAAAGATCTGACCGACCCTTGGGATGATCATGATGATTAACTATGAAAGAATTTGATTATGACCTCGATTACAAAGAGATTGACTTTTCACTTGAGGAGAACCGCAAACTTTATCGTATTGGAAGGGGAGAACAGGGAGTTCTACTGGTTCGCCCTTATACTAACGTTATTTGTAATCATTGGAGATTCAAAACTCCTAAAATAGCAGTGCAATCTGCAAACAAAATCTTCAGTATGTACCTAGACTATAGGGATGCTGGAGATTTTATTGGTATGGATATGTGCCGTAAATTTCTAGAAA